TGCCAAACCAGAAGGTGCTCAGACAATGTTGGATAAAGTAGCAATGCACGAAAGACTTATAGAGCAAGGATTAGGTTCTAGAGTTACGGCAATTATGGATATGATGGATATGTCTAGAGCTGAAGCCGAAGAGTATATTCAAAAGATTGATGAGGATGATGCAGGTTCGTTCATGGGTGGACAACCTAGCCTACCTATAGAGGAATAAAAAACAACAAGAGGCAAGGATGCCGATAAAAGAAAATGAAGTAAGTTTTACTTACGACTTAGAAGATCTTTTAAATGAAGTACCTGAAGATGACAGGGAAGATGCGGCTACTGAAGCCGGGGAACTTGCCTTACAAAAAGTTCACGAATACATGGACAGGCAGATAAGCCCTGTAAAAGGCGAGAGTAATTTTAAAGCCCTTAAAAAGGACTCAGCTTATCGTAAGCTAAAACAAAGACGAGCAGGAAACCAAAGACCAAACCTAAGGCTTACCGGGGATCTAATAGAGTCTATGGAAGTAGATGCCGACGAATCTTCATTTACTATTTCGGTAGAGGGTAAAAAAAATATTGGTAAAGCTCACAATCATAATACAAGAAAAACTAAAAGAAGCCCTTTACCCAAGAGGCAGTTTTTGCCGGATGATTCTAAACGAGGCCAAACGTTTAAAAGAAGTATAGTAAAAGCAATAAAAGAAACTATAGCTAAATATAAAAAGCCTAAACCCAAAAAGCCACCAGTAGAAGCACCACCTGAAACTGTTACCGTAAACTTTGATAAATTACTAAGCACTTTTAAAGCTACTAGGCGAGAAAAACAAATAGCTAAAGACGTAAAGACTTTTAGAGTAGAGGATATACTATGAGTAAGTTTCCGCAATCAAAAGTTACCTTTAAGCTAAATAATCTTAAACAAAGAATTAAAGGTATCACTAAAGAATTTAAATCAGAGAAGTTTGGTAAACACATAACAAATCAATTAGTCGGTAAGATTAGAAAAGATTCTTTTAATTTTAAAACAGGTAGATCATTCAGAAGGCTGGCAAAATCAACAATAGAAAATAGAAAAAGGTTAGCAAAACACAATAGAAAAAATAAAGCATATAAAGCAAACAAGCCAAACCTAACTTTTACAGGACGATTACTCAACAGCGTTAGAGGTAAATTCCAAGCAAAAGCTTCAAGTATTATATTGAGGATTGATGTTAGTGGAACACATGCACCTTATAAATATAAAGGTAAAGAGCAGGGTAAACCTAAGCCGAATAAAGAGATTAGAAATCATCTGGCTAAAATAGGCAGAGACCCCCTTCAATTAAGTAAGAAGGCTAAGAATAACCTTAGTCGTATCATACAAGCAATCATTAGGGAGCGTTTAAAGTGAACGCTTGCAACCATTAACGTAAGGAGTTAAGATGGAAAATGAAAATCCTAATCAGGGTAGTGCCCAGCTACAAGAACAGGTCAGTGACCAGTCAGTTAGTGAAACGGTTCAGGAGAATGTTAACACTGAGACAAAGTCTGATAACATTCCCTCGTACGAATGGCACAGAAGAGTTCTCGGTGAAAACAAAAAGTACAAGTCACAACTGTCAGAGGCTCAGTCAAGGCTTGAAGCTTACGAACAGAAAGAGATGGAAGCCCAGGGCAAACATCAGGATCTGATCAATGCTTTAAGAGATGAGAATCAAAAGTTGAAGGCTGGTATTAGCGAAAGAGACCAAGTCTATACATGGTCAAAAAGGTCAGAGGCCTTACGCCATGTTGCTAATCAAAACGGGTGTATCCATAGCGACCACCTATTGAGATTGATGGACGAATCTGTTTTGCAACAAATAGAGGTAGATGATCACTACAACCCAGTAGCCGAAGACGTGCAAAGAGTTGTTGAGTCATTTAAGGGTAACCCTGAATACCAATACTTGTTTAGGAGTAAAGCTCCCAGTGTTGATACAGTAACCCCTAACTCTAAGGCTCAGAAGAAGGAGTCAAAGAAAATATCAGAGATGAGTTCTGATGAGATCGCAAAAATCTTAGCAAACCCATCACTGATCAAAGATTTATAATATTAAAGCTATTTATAAAAGGAGTTAAAAATGGCAAGTGAAATCGGTCAAACTGAAGTAAGTGCCGTCCAAGGCACGCTAGTCAGTCAATTAGTACAACAAGCATTAAGAGAGAAAGCTGTAGCATTCTCAACTATTACGGATTATGGACAAACAGAAGGTTTAACTTCTCTTAAGATCCCTAGAGTAAGCAACTTTACAGCGGCGTCAAAATCTGAAAATACGGATTTAAGTAATCAAGAGATGACAGTATCAGCCGACACTATTAACTATAATAAGCACTTTGGTGTTAGGGCGACTATCGAAGACGCTGCTAGACTATCTGCTGGACTTGATTTTTCTGCTGAAGTAATCAAAGGTCAGGCAGACGAAATCGCACGTCAGATCGATGCT